CAGGTATATCGGCATTGTGAAATTCCTTTGCTCGGGCGTTATGGCATCTACGGTACTTCCCGGGTTGACATACTCGGGGTATTTCGACAGTCGAGAACTCTGGTCGATCAAAAACAGCTTCATCCGATTGGCGTAATATTCGCCCTTGCTTTTATACCGGTTTGAAAGATCAATCAACTCGCTCATGGTAGGCATGTCGGTATTTTCACCAACCTTGCGAACCACCCCTTTGTTCCATGTCTGGTAGCTTATATCAACCTGCAGCTCTGACTTCACATACCAGATAAGTGTATCGATCAAATATTCATCGAGTAATAGTTTGTAATCAGCATTACCTCCGGCACCAATCGTTCCAGCATCTATTAGCGATTGTAGTTTGTCAAACAAAGCAGTGCCAAGTACCGGTTTTATAAAGGCGTCCTGCACATATTTAATGTGTGGATATACTAGTTTAGGATCGACATTATCGTGTATGTCGGTTCGTTCTTTTAGTATGTCAACTGATATTAAGAGTATGTTCTTGCTCATCTTATTTCTTTTTGACCACAATCGAACTGACCCAGCGATGCCTGCATTCCGGCTTATTCCCCCACCATCCACCCCGTCGATCCCAAACACTGTAGCCTAATCGTAAAGAAATTGCTTCGATTTCGGCCCGTGAGTACAGCCTATTCAACTGTATCATCTTCCTGCAGAACGGGCGCGTTGTTTCGATAATAGCGGGACCGATACCCGGCTTAACCTCGTAGCTGTATTTCACCATGATTTGAACCGGAGGATCGGTTTGCGCAGGGGGTATCACATCAACGGCTTCAGGGACAATGTGGCTTACGATTTCATCGGCACCAATCATTTCACTTGCACGTTCCAGTATCCCACGCTTAACCAGGTTAGCCAGCTTTGAGGTGACATACTTTTTTGTTTGATTGATGGCGGCTGCAATTACTTCGGGTGTGGCCTTCGGGTCAGTCTTTAGAAGTTCCAGTATCGCCTTTTCAGTATTCGTTACATCAAGCGTTTTGAACGCCTCCTGAATGAAAATCGTTTCGTCTTCTTCAGCTTCTATATCAGACCTGAAACAAACTTTTTTTGACTTGATCACCTCGTAGTCGTCGCGGCTGTCTCCGTATTCATCGAATACGTCAGCGACATACTCTTCTTCTTCGTGGGCTGACATTGCGGCGGCGGCAATGCCGAGAATTTGGTTGATGTCTGCATCGGTGAGGCCGAGTCCTGTACGGAGCATTGTTTTTGCCATCTCGGCCGTCATCTTTCCCTCTTTATATTTACGTACCACGCGCTCAACATGTTGAAGCTGCCTGGCTGACAAATTCTTCATGTTCTCGTTCACGGGGATATCACTATCGAGCGATGGGGCCGCTTGCGGGACAGGCGCAATTGCTTCAGCCGGCCACATTTCTTTAGGGATGCCCAGCTTTTCGAATATGAATGCCAATGGGATTTTATCGAGAACGTCTTTTACGTCGAATTGAACGCCGATTGGGTCGGTGGGTCGCAGTTCATATTTTGCCGGCTTTGATGAAAACGAAAGGATGTAATTCAGTTCTTTATCAAAGGCGTTGGCCTTCGGCTTTGCGTACGTTGATTGAAAGAGTTCATATGATGCCTTCAATTCGGTATTACCGCCCAGCTGCCCCTCTGTCTTGATCCCGAACAACATCGGGCTAGTCACCCTATGTCCACTGAATATTTCCTGCTGGCAAGTCTTATTCAGTTCGATCATGTGTTTGTCCAGGTCGGTCGCAGACAGGTCGTTTACCTCTACGGACCTGGAAGCATTGACGGCATTGAACACGAGCAAGAATTTACCAGCGTTTTCGGCACCGGCAAACTTTTTAGCCATGCGGTGCTCTATCTCGCGCTTCTTGTCCTCGGTCGGTTCTCCTTGGAAAAACTGAATCATTTTCGATGGCGTCATGCCGTTACGAATAGCGGACAGGTAATACTTGCTGATTTCAATATCAGTTTCAATAAAGTTGTTGCTACCAATGTACTCGGGTAACGGATAGAAACGGGTTTTAGGTCGGTACTCGTTGTATGCGTACAACTGAGAACCGATAGGAGTATTTGGATTAAAAGCGGGCATGAATATTTCTTCGTCGCGGTTGTTAGCGTCCCAGCACTCTTTGAAGTAATAGCCACCATTCTTACCGACACGGATGGTCGTATAATCAACATGGTATATTTCTGAAACTTTGCGGACGGCATTCCAGATAATTTCCCACCGGAAACCAGCATATATTTCAATATCGAGTATTGCTTTTTTGGCTACATCGTTTAACGTTTCTCCCAATCGGTTAACTACAACATCACCGTTCTCGTACCCCTCTCCGAAGATGTAAAAGGCCTTGCCGCCGATTATGGCCCCGTGTTTCGCTGACTTACTGAATAGGTAGGTAAGGTAATCAGGGTATAAATTATCATCACCATACTTGATATAATCCTTATTGCGCGACTCTTTGAAAACCGGTATGCGTGAGTCTGCGAACTTCAATACAAGAATTTCGGGCGCTGTATCAACAACCGGGGTATTATGCTGCGTTATAGGAACTACGTTACTATCCATTGTATACTTTATAGCTGGTTGTTGAATCGTATTGACTATATGCGAATGCTGTTGACCGGTCAAGTATCAGCTTACCGTCTTCAAGTAAATCACCGGTTAAATCTGTGTCGGTGTTCGTGCTACTCTCCTGCTCATAAACTTTGTAATGCCATTCACCTGTAGGCTGATTATCGAAAACATCTGCAGCGTCAATGGTGAACTGATTGTACCGGTCCGGGTAGTCGCTTTCGTCGTCGGCTTCTGCTTTCACGAACGCCACAATGCTCTTTGTCTCCACATGCGTAAACACGAACAGGTAGTACGGCGCCGGTAGCGTCACAAACTCCGTAAGTGTCAGGATCATTTCTGCGGCCGTGTTATCTTGAGCGAATTGTAGCATCGTACTATAAATAGAAATAGCCGCGTTTTGTTTCCAAAAGCGGCTATTCAGCTATAATGTGACTTATTAACCAGGTGTTTGTAAGGTGGCAATGACATCCTCGGCAACAAAAGGAGCCAGCTCTAACTCGTTACCTGTGAAGTTGAGCGTGTACCCGTTGCGGTCGCCCCAGGCGGTACCCGTTTCAGCGGTGCCAGTTTGTACCATCAACCCGAATTCGCGGCCATATAATCGATATGTCAGGTTATTGTCTTTAATTACAACAACCAACCTGTTCTTTGCCAATAGCAATATTTCGTTACGTACAGCAACGTTTTGCTTGTTGATTACAATGGTGCCGCGCTGCGGATAAAACAAAGTGCCATTCTGCCGGTTGCCAGTGATGTCCTCACCGAAGTTGGCTGTCTCCTGTACCAGTTGATATTTGCGGAATATCTTGCCGGTCGCCTTGGTAATAGTCGTAAGCGTTCCTGAGCTTTCAGTGACACTTGATATATTTTCAAGTTCAATAAGGTAAAGCTCTTTTGTACCGCCTATACCGACGTCACAGCCAAACGAATAATCCGATGTTAATGCACACGACATAGGGAATATTTTTAACCCCGGTTGTTAGCCGGGGTAATTATTAAACTAATGTGAATTCAACTATTTCGTCAGGGAAGGCTACGTTCACGCCGTACTTGAACTCTGCATTGAAGCGCAGGTAATTCTTAAATTGGTCAGGCAGTATCTCCCATTTTTCTTCCTCGTTCTCCATATCCACACCAGCAAACATGTTGCTTGTGCGCATTGCAAACAAACGGTCAGTTCCGTCCAGGCCATGCACCGCTGTGAGTTTATAGTAAGTACCGGGAATAACCACTTCGCCTATTTCAGCTTTCACCTCTGTGCCAGACGGCGCGAAGTTGAACAGGTTGGCGTCAGTATATGCACTAACGAACAGCGCGAACACATCCCATCCGCAGAATATGCGAACATCGGATTTGCCCTGAATCCTTGCAGGGAGCAGCGTCCAAATGCCAGAAACAATTCCCTTTACATTCGCAGTTGTGATGCCTGTGCCGGTAGTGATACCAGTTGGGTTGCCGTTAACAGCAGTACCAGCCGCGTCGATCAATTTGATATAGCCGTCGAAACGCTTCAGGTTTTCGTTAACGCTGTCGGTATCGCCCTGCCAGATAGCAACTTCCAATTGCTCAGAAATAGTGCCGGCCTTCAGGTCGGTATACTCTTTTTCAAAGGGTATCTTTTGCTTTTCGGCAATACTACCAGCTGCAAGTTTTTTGCTCAGGTATTTTTTGTTGAGTGTCTTTACGCAGATATCTTCAACAACAGCAACTTCACCAACGGTTACTTTACGCTGGGTGATTGAAGTTGTGCCGCTCGGTGTGCGTGTGCAACCGGCGCCGTTTTGAAATATTGCATCAGTTGAAAGAATGTTGATTTGTTCTGCGAATTTAACGCCGGTCATTACGTTGCCCTCAGCTGCAATCAGGTCAACCGTCCTGCCTGAGAACAGAGATTTCGAAACCAGCAAGTCCTGGTTCTCTATTACGTAATCAACCAGGGTTGATACATCTAAAGCCATTGTTATAGATTTTAAGTGTTATTTAAATGTTACCCAGGTAGGGCGGTTATTGCTTTTTTGCTTCTTCCTTCATCTCGCGTACAGCCTTTGCCATCTTCTCGATGCGGTCTTCCTTTTTGTTCTGCGCATCAAACTTCTCTTTCTTGCTACCGGTCAAAGTCACAGGATCAGCAGTGGGTAGCTCGACCAGTTTTTCAGTTAAATCCAGTAAAAGTTTGATGGTATTGTTTAGCTTCTCGATCTCTTTCGCCTGCTCATCTGCCTTCGCAAAGGCGCTGTTCATCTGCTCGATGGTTACCGTAGGCGCTACAGCGGCCGGGGTCATAGTATCTTTATACACCTGGATGGCCTGGTTCTCATTACCCTCGCGGATCTTCCAGCCGAAGGAGTTTTCCATCAGGGCCTTGATCATGATCTCTGCATTAGCCAGCCTTTCCTCGGGCGTACCTGTTGCGAACTTTGCATACATAGCCGCCACATCTTCAGCTGACATTACAGAAAGCGTAACGGGCGCAGGTGGCGGTGCGGGTGTTGGAGCTGGCGCAGGCGCCGGGGGCGCGGCCGTATAAACAGTGATAGCGCCAGTAGCATCAACCGTTATGGTCGCGCCATCTTCGAGCGTGTATGTATTTGCGAGAGCCGGAGCGCCACCGATCGTTACCAGATCACCAACGGCAGGCATATCACCAGCCTGTGATATTGATATTTCAGTTACACCGTCCTGCAGCTTATATGTTTTCGCAGCCATTGCAGCCGGGGCCGGAGTAGGCACGGGTGCTGGTGGTGCGGGAGCCGGTGCAGGAACTGGTGTATTGAATGCGGCTTTAACGCCTTCCCATATTTCTTTAATTGACTTGCTCATACTCTAAATATTTTTATTGTTCCTTTGTTTCGTTTATAATCCTCTGCACCCGTCGCACAGCTCTTTCCATGCTGAAGTCGCCAGGCACATGGCCTTTACCGAGCAGCGTTTTCATCAGCTCGATTTCTTCAGTTTGTATTTTGATTATTCCTTGCGCGAGGTCGTAGAGGCGGGAGTCTTTGCCTATGAGAATGGCGGCTTGTAAGGTTTCCTGGTGTAGGCAAATGGCATCTTCAAGGAATGCAGCTTCCTCAATAGTGAGCTCGTTGGACGCCATCTTTTCGGCTTTCACTGGTACGTAATTGAACAAGCCCTCAACGCTGAAGCCTTTGATGGCACCGGCTTTCACGGCTTCCCAAACAATTGGGTTATTTACTTTTGCCGATATAAACCAACTACCATCAGCAACATCTTCGAACCCGGCAAGAGGCGCAACGCCGAGATCAGCATCCGATACAAACGAATTGAAAATGGTTACATCGCTGACTTGTTGCTGTGCGTCGTGAAAAAGGTTGAAGTTCTTGAGGTAGCCTTTTGCGCTGAACTTTTCGACGATGGTTTGAATGGCTTGCTTATCGAATATCACGTAGTATTCCCCCAGCTGGCTATCCTTTCGGTATAACGGCATATCCGCGATCATGGCCGGGCCTGAGATGATCCGCTTTTCCTCATTAAGGATAAACGCCGCCTTTTTCTTCTGATCATTAAACGCCTGGAAATTGCGTTCAATGGCTGGCCGGTCTACCAGCCCTATGAAGTTCACTTCTAAGTCGCTGTCAATAGAAGGATCAATTTGCGCCTTGTATACCTGTAGCTCCATGCTCTAAATATGGCAGAGCGCAGGTTTGTTTCATTTAGAGGGTCATATGGCCGAAAAGTGGTATTTGTTTCAAATGTGGAATTTTGTATCTTTCTATATTAAACATACTAGCTATATGAGATACTTATTAACCATTTTGATTTTCAGCCTTTTATCATGCGACAAGGATAGTGTAAGCGAGAACACAAACGGACCTTTGCCAACCGTTACTAAACTCGAAGTGTCTGCGGAAACGATTAACGGGGTCGCTCGACCAAAATTTACCATTACTTTA